TGGGAAGCCTACAAACGTGTTGCCGATGGCATCATGACTCTACTTAACAAGACTGGACTTCTACATGGTTACAGCTTCAACTCGTGGTCTGATATGATTGCGTACGATGAAGAGTTTATCCAGGAGTGGCTTGAATCGCCCCAGACTTCTCTTTATTATAGTCTCCAAGTTATGGGCGACGTTCAAGACAAGTCAAGTGCGTATGCTGCTCTCGAAGAAGACGACGTTAATGACTATCTGAACAGCCTACTTGAGGACACCCCTGAACCTCAATGTGATTGTGCAGAATGAACCCTTACGAAAAGATGATGGCGCGGAAGCGCAAGTGGACACCAGTACAGACAACTGCTGGTACATGCAAAGCAGGTGCGGAAGAGGCGATCTTCCGTGCTCTTGCATTGCGACATATGGAACTGCCTGTGGGAGATTTTATTACTAATGCCCTCAATTCTGAAGTACCAGCGTTGGCACGCGAACTACTGGTGTCAAACGTCAAAGACGAAGAAAATCACGACATCGCACTTGGTTACATCGCCAATGCTTACGGTGTTGATGAGAAAGCTGAGAAAGAAGCCCTACGGCTTAAAGCCGCTTGGGAAGCACATCCAGATCATACGATCACGAAGGCGTTGGTTGCCGAGCGTTCGATCTTCTTCGTTCTTCTACCATTCTTTAGGTTTAATGGTGACGCTGGTATGAGGACCGTGAGCGCCGATATTAGCCGAGACGAACAAATTCATGTCGGCGCGAATTCGCTGGTACATACTGAACTTGGCTACAACATTTCTCCTAGTTTGGATAAACTCCGCAAGGCAACTATTAACTGGGTAATGCAGCCACTAGGTACAAATACTGTGGACAAATATTTGGACAAAAAATTTTGGCTCGATTCTAGCGATCGGCTAATGTATGAGGGTAAAGCCCCTCAACTTGCCGAAACTAAATCTGCTAGAATGCCAGCCTTCTTTGAGCACTCTAATGTCAACCTCCCCCAATATGCTTGAGGTTCTCGGGATGAATTCCCGTGGACTTATCTATGCACTAGAAGAATCCTTTCCACCCACTAACCCTACACCTGACGATACAATGGAAAAAATTATGTACCGATCCGGTCAACGTAGTGTCGTTGAGTGGGTCATTAAATACATGGAGGAGAACTGATGCACGAAACTTTTACACCTCTGTATGGCGAGCTATACGGTATGCTAAACCCGCGTGGTTATGGTCACTCCTTCACAGCGGGTCAAATGCAACAAAGGATTAAAGAAGCTGAAGCATCAGCCCGTTCTGAAGGTCGTCCAATTACTGGTTACCAACCTCTCTCGTACACCTACCGACGACGCGCCGATAGTGATCCAAAAAGGGTGAACATTAGTGTACCTATTTTTGGTCAAACTGAAGAAGAACGTCTGGCTCCTATTAGAGCAGCGCAGGAAAAAGCCCAGCGCGAAATGCAAGAGTCATATGAAAAACAACAAGCTGATATTGCTAAGAATCTGAAAATTGTTCAAGAAGAAAAAAGTGCCGTCAGTAAATTGATGGAAGACTATACTGCTTTGACAATTAAAGAAGCAGAAGCAAGGAGAAAAGCACAAGAAGAAGCTCAGACAGCCTTGCGGACACAAACGCAGAACCGACTGATGGAGGGTCAATCTGCTAGCCTTCGGATTAGCCCATCTGAAAGTGGTCCCCGTACTGGTGGTGGCTCACAACAATTCCGTCGTCGTCTCTCACAATTCGGTGCAACAGCACCATATAAAGGTCTAAATCTAATCGCTCCTGGAGCAGTTAACATCTAATGACAGCTAAACAACGCTATGATAGACTGTCTTCACGCCGTTCCCAGTTTCTCAATTCTGCTAGACAAGCAGCAGATTTAACTCTGCCTTATCTGATTAGGGAAGATGAGCTTACCTCTAAATCTAGTTTGAGGTTGCCACAACCATGGCAATCAACTGGAGCTAAAGGTGTGGTAACACTTGCAAGTAAACTTATGCTTGCATTGCTGCCCCCACAAACTAGCTTCTTTAAGCTGCAGGTAAATGACATCAATCTTCCCCAAGAGCTAGGTCCAGAAATACGATCTGAACTTGACTTGTCGATGGCGAAAATTGAGCGTACCATTATGGAATCTATTGCAGAGTCCGGTGATCGTGTCGTCGTTCACCAAGCACTCAAGCACCTGGTGGTAGCTGGTAATGCTCTTGTCTTTATGAGTAAGGAGGGGCTTAAGCTCTATCCTCTCAACCGCTATGTGGTAGACAGAGATGGTAACGGTAATGTTATTGAGATCGTAACAAAAGAAACAGTCTCGAAAAAATTGGTAAAAAATTTTTACCCAGATCTCATGGAACCTAGTGTGGTAGATGACACTACCATGCCAGATGATGAATGTATTATTTACACGCACGTCACTCGTGACAACAACCGCTGGGTGTGGCACCAGGAGATGTTCGACAAGATCCTCCCCAAGTCACAGGGCAAAGCTCCTATTGACGCTAACCCCTGGCTCGTGCTACGCTTCAACCATGTTGACGGCGAGGTCTATGGACGTGGTAGAGTGGAAGAGTTCCTGGGCGATCTAAAGTCACTTGAAGCTCTGTCACAAGCTATCGTCGAAGGCTCCGCTGCTGCTGCTAAGGTAGTATTTACTGTCGCACCGAGCAGTACCACCAAGCCCCAGACCCTTGCCAAGGCAGGTAACGGTGCTATCATCCAGGGACGCCCTGATGACATCGGTGTTGTACAGGTTGGCAAGACAGCTGACTTCCAAACTGCTTATCAGATGATGGGAACACTAACTCAACATCTAAACGAAGCGTTCTTGATTCTTAATGTAAGAGACAGCGAACGTACGACGGCAGAGGAAGTCCGTATGACACAACTCGAACTAGAACAGCAACTCGGTGGACTATTCTCCCTGTTGACTGTTGAGTTCTTGATTCCTTATCTCAATCGTAAACTCAACGTTGCACAAAAGACTGGCGAGATCCCTCGCCTACCTAAAGGCGGTATCATTCGACCTACAATTGTCGCTGGTATCAATGCCTTGGGTCGTGGTCAAGACCGTGAAAGCCTTGCACAGTTTCTCACTGTCATTGCACAAACTCTCGGACCACAAGCTATCGGTCAGTTTGTCAACACTGATGAAGTTATTAAACGTCTCGCTGCTGCGTCCGGTATTGATGTACTCAACCTTGTGAAGAGTATGGAAGAACTGGAACAAGCACACCAACATCAGTTGGAGGAGCAGCACGCAATGATGGAGCAACAGCAGATACCTCAAATGGCTGCTGTTGATCAAAAACGTGAACAAGCTGCTATGCAAATGATGCAGCAACAACAAGCCCCTACCCCACCCCAATAATATATGGCTGAAACATTTACGATGAACGAAACACCTGCTAATCCTGAGGTTCTAAACTCGGATGAGAAAGACTCCCTGGCGGTTGCTGAGTCTCTTGAGGGTGGAGAGCAACCGTTGCTTGCAGGTAAGTTTAAAGACCCGCAAGCGCTTGAGCAAGCCTATGTTGAACTTCAAAAGAAATTGGGAGAACCACGCAATGAAGTACAAAGCACCGAGGACGAAAGCGAGTCAACAGCACCAGCCGAGGAAGAAGAAACTTCATCCGAATCTGAGGCAGATGTCGAAACTCTTTCCGAGGCTCAAGCACAAGAGCTAATGGAGATGGTGGGCGGTGACAAGGCTTACCAGTCTATGCTAAGCTGGGCTGGCGACAACTTCTCCAAAGAAGAAGTCGAGATGTATGATGGTGTAATGGAGTCTGGTAACCCCAACGCTATCTTCTTTGCCGTCCAAGCTCTCCAAGCTCGCTACAACGATGCAGTAGGATCAGATGGTCAACTGCTTACTGGACGTGGTGCACAGAACACTGACGACTCCTTCAAGAGTCAAGCCGAACTGGTTGCAGCGATGAGTGATCCTCGCTATGATCGTGACCCGGCTTATCGTGCAGACCTGATGCGCCGTCTTGAAAACTCTGATGTTGAATTCTGATGACCACTGTAATTGAAGAACGGGGTCGTCTAAACCTCTACGCAAAAGAACCACCTATGACTGTTATGGACGTAACTGAAACTCACAATGAAAAGGCTGAAAAGCTTAATGGTCGTCTTGCTATGCTTGGCGTCCTGGCGGCTCTTGGTGCCTATGCAATCACTGGTCAAATTATTCCCGGAGTCTGGTAATGCCTCAAGGTAAAGGAACATACGGTACGAAGAAAGGTCGTCCCCCTAAAAAAGGAACTAAAAAATAATGACTAAGCGTAAGTCAGTCAGCCTTAAGATCGGCAAACATAAATCACGGTCCGGCGGCTTGACTGCTGCTGGTCGTGCTAAATACAACAGAGAAACTGGCTCTAACCTGAAGGCTCCACAGCCGGGTGGGGGTAAACGAAAGAAGTCTTTTTGTGCTAGAATGTCTGGCGTAAAAGGGCCAATGAAAGACAGCAAAGGTCGCCCCACCCGTAAGGCACTTGCTCTACGTAAATGGAAATGTGGTAAATCCTAATGGCTAAACGAGGTCTCTACGCTAACATCCATGCTAAACGCATGAGAATCAAAAAAGGCTCCGGTGAAAAAATGCGGAAGCCTGGTGCTAAAGGTGCACCCACTGCAGCAAACTTCAAACGTGCTGCTAAAACTGCTAAAAAAAAGTAACTAACTAACTAATCATGAAATCTATTATTGCTGCCGGTTTCCTCCTCGGCTGTGCCCATGGCGCTATTGCTGGTCCCTACGCAAACATCGAAGCTAACTCCGGCTACACCGGTAGTGACTACACCGGGACTGCTACAGACGTCCACGTAGGATACGAAGGTGAAGGCTGGTATGTGCAGGGAGGTCCTGCTCTGCTCCAACCTGACAATGCTGATGGTGAAGTTGAACTGTCGGGTAAAGCCGGTGGTTCTTACGACGTGTCTGAAGACCTGTCTGTGTATGGTGAGGTCTCATTTATTACTGGTGATGACAACGGTTACGGTACCAAGGTTGGTGCTAAGTATAAGTTCTGATTTATACATTGCCCGCCACTGGATGTGAGCCTTGGGCGGGCTTTACAAAGTGCTCAAATACATAAAACTGTAAATGTAACCGCACTTTTAAATGACCGCAACTATTGCACAAAGGCAGACTTCCACTTGGGAAGAATTCTGCCAATGGGTGACGTCCACTAACAACCGTCTTTATGTAGGTTGGTTTGGTATCCTTATGATCCCCTGCCTACTTGCAGCTACTATTTGTTTTGTCACTGCATTTATTGCAGCACCCCCTGTTGACATCGATGGAATCAGAGAACCAGTCGCAGGCTCCCTTCTCTACGGGAACAACATCATATCGGGAGCCGTCGTTCCGAGCAGCAATGCCATCGGACTACACTTCTACCCAATTTGGGAAGCTAGTACACTTGATGAATGGCTCTACAACGGGGGTCCATTCCAGCTCGTCGTGTTCCACTTCCTCATTGGCATCTATGCTTACATGGGACGAGAGTGGGAACTTAGCTATCGACTAGGTATGCGTCCCTGGATCTTCGTTGCTTACTCTGCGCCTGTTGCAGCAGCAAGTGCCGTCTTTCTTGTATACCCTTTCGGACAAGGATCTTTTAGCGATGCTATGCCTCTCGGAATCTCGGGTACGTTTAACTATATGTTCGTTTTTCAGGCAGAACATAACATTCTTATGCACCCATTTCATATGCTCGGTGTTGCCGGTGTATTTGGTGGCAGTTTGTTTAGTGCTATGCACGGAAGCCTCGTCACGTCCTCCCTTATTCGGGAGACTACCGAAGAGGTCAGTCAGAATTATGGATACAAGTTTGGGCAGGAAGAAGAGACATATAACATTGTCGCTGCCCATGGCTACTTTGGACGATTGATCTTCCAATATGCATCTTTCAACAACTCTCGCTCTCTTCACTTCTTCCTTGCTGCCTGGCCTGTTGTTGGCATCTGGTTTAC